TTGATGTTCCTTGCTGTCATCTGTCAAAGGGAGGTTTTAGTTATTTATCTAATTTGCTTAAAATTAGTTTCATCATATCTTTAAGTTCATCAACATCATCTTTTAGTTTATCCATTTCACTTACCTCTTTCATCTTTTTTTCTTTCAACTTAAGGTAACTATTATATTCGGAATCAGAACAATTCAATATTGCACCTGATTCTTCATCTCTATAAAGAGATCCACTATCCTTTACTTTTATTTTGTTCATTAGATAGATGCTATTGCTCTCAAGTCACGGATCTTAGGAACATAAGCAAAGTTAGTTCCTGACATTATAATTTTAATTTGGAATCCGTTGAACTGTGGAAGGTTAGAAGCGTTAAATTCATATTCCTTATAATCTTCAGCAGTCGCAGATGATAGAACTCTTCTGTCTGGTCTACCACTATTTTTTGCTGCATCTATAACTCTGCCCTCAGAATCTAGATTATCAAAGCCAGGGAATAGTTCAAATAACTGATACTGTGGTGGAGCATCAATTCTGAATATTCTGTACATAACTCTAATATCATTAGTAGAGTGTCTGTAAGCATCAAACATAACTTTTAATCCATCAGCTGCCTTCTCAAGACTCACAACTTTAGATAAGTAAACCGCAGCACTAGGATCTTGATCAATAGAATTTATTCTTCTATCTGTTGCGTAATCTGATACCTTAGAGTTGATTCTATCCATCACAGTAATCATGTTGACTCTATCCAAGTCAATCATAGGACTTACTTTAGAATCTTCTGTTTTCAAGAATGTTTGAAGAGTAAATGATTTTCTACCTTCAAAATCAACTAACTTATCTAATTCATTCTGTTTAGAAGCAATGATTCTTGGAGTGCTTAGATAGTTATTACTATTAAGAGATATTTCTTCATATCCCTGATCTACAAATGCTTGAAGATTTCCGTCTGGACTATTACCACTAAATGTCCTAATTCTTGCACCTATCTGTGTTCCTTCTGGAAGTAGTGTAGCAACATTAGGTCTAACAATATTGAATGGTATATTCTGTGTTGCCATTGGGCCATATGGTACACCAACTTGAACATATTGTTGATCATAACTTCCGCCAGATTTTGTCTCACTAAAGAACAACTCTGGGAATCCACTTGCGTTACCAGTTCCTCTGTCAACTCCACGACTTGAGACACCCACTTTAACCCAGTAATGGTCAACATCTATTGGGTATTGTGATAGATTGCTTTCTTCAAATTTATGAGAAGCATTGATTCTTCTTAAAGAAACACCATTCAATTCATACTTAAATATCTTATCGTTAATATTGTAATCACCAGCTTTAGTGTCATCCATAGACCTTGTGATATTATTCAAGGTCGAAGTTGTAGTTGTTACACCAGTATATTTGATAATTTCATTTCCAAGTTTGGCATAGCCTGGGTTGGAATTATTGACTTCTATATTTTCAAAAGAAGTAAAGATGCCAATAGATGATACTGTAATATCTTCTGTACTGGAAGAATCTATAGTAGATGTAATCTTCTCTGGTTTGATATCAGACTCAACTCCAGATAATGAAACTATATCTGTATTGGAGTACATACCGTGGTTGGAATGTCTTACACGGAAATGTAATCCATCAGCAATATTGTTGATGAAGTTAATGGCACCACCATTTACAACACTTGTTCCACCTCCACCAACGTATACAATGGCAGATGAGGAATCAACTTTAGGCACACCTTGTATATTATCAATAACTAGAGTATTGAAGGCGCTAATGACACCAACGTTGTTTGGAATTGATAATAGTAAATCTTTTCCAAATCCACCTGTGTTAGATGAATCAACAGTCAATACATCACCAGCTGCATAACCAGTTCCACCTATTGCCACAGTTGCAGCTATAGCTACTCTGTTTGAGACAGTTAGATTGACAGTTGCACCTGATCCCTTACCAAATTTTGAAATAAGAGGAACACCAGAATAAACAACAGATGTAGCAGCGAAGCCACTACCACCACTAGTGATAGTAAGATCACTACCAACACCAACAGCACCTAGAACTTTAGTTAAGTTTGCACTAAAGTTTGGATTTGCTTGTTGGAATATTGTTGTTCCTTCGGTCAATCCAGCTTGTTCTGCGGATGTCAAACTCTTTCCTAATCCAATAACAGCACTCTTGGCAAGCATGTCTATTGGGTTTGGTGCAAGAGAAGCAATCTGTTTGTTTCCAATGTCTAGATCTGGATTATAGAAATTAACTCTACCTTCTGATTGAGTAAAGTTCGCTCTGTATAACTCAAATTTCAAGTCTTCTAACTGACTAGGATCCCATGTAGCACCGTTCTGTGATTTGAATAGTGAACCAAGTAAAGGTTGTTGAGATACAATTATCTTCTCAGAATCTGCAGCATTTACTGTAGTAATATCTTCCTCACCCATCCTAGAAATATAAACGAAGTATTCGTTAGATGCAGAAAGAAGAACTAAAGCAAACTCTCCTCCACCCTCACAATAAACAGGTGCAGGGAAAGTAAATGTTGTTGCTGCAGATCCATCTTCTGATACAACAACTTCATCTGGGTCAAGAATACATTCACCGAATGGCAAAATTTCTTGAGTTGGTAAACCAATCTTCAATGTTCTTACCTGTAAGGTAACTGGTAATTGGTTTGTATCTTTTGCTTGGAAGTAAACATCACACTTAGTAAGGAATACTCCATTGATATCAGGAACTTCAAATGATTGAGCAAGAGGGTCAACCCATCTTGTTTGAGTTGTAGATCTATTTGTAAATGTTTGATCTACTGTTAATCTCGTATCAGTATCCGTAAGAGTTCTATCAGCAGACTGAGGTATTCTTTGTACATCAGCATTTCTCATTCTTAATGTAGATGCCTCTACAGTCTGTAATGTACCAGAAGCTGTAAAGTTTGCCTCACCTGAACTATCTGTGAATCCTGAAATAGTTGCGTTGGTAGAACTAGATGATAATGTAAATGTCTTAGTACCTGTGCTAAATGTAGGTGCAGATGGAACAGTAGGATCAGGTAAGAATAGTGATCCAATGAGTGTTCCTGATTTATCTGTAATTAATCTAATTGCAGTTACAGTTGCGATAGCACCACTAGACTGACCAATCAACTTCATACCAGTGGTAATGTATCCGTAGAAACCAGAAGCAGACTGCAACTCTAATGACGCTGTATCAACGTTTAGAATTGTAGTGGTTGATGAGTATGTTGATGAGATAGTTGATGCTGGCTCATATGGATTCTGTTTATAAACCTGACTAGGATTATTATATGGGCCATATTTGTGATTCTGATTTGCCAATCTAAATCTGATAGCATCATTATTTGAATTAGGACGACTTCCTTCTACAATTTCACCAGCACCAAATGTACCAGATACCATTGTAATTTCAACAAGTTTTGGTACAACATACTTCGACATGTCAATACTATCGAAGAATGGATACAATCTTGTGTTTGGCTTAAGTCTTCTAGTAACAAATTCAATGTTCCTAGATCTCATTGTAGCGATAACTTCTGTGTTTACAACTTTGTCGCCTAGACTTGTAGTATCAAATCTTTCACCAACACGGAATTGAATACCTTGTCTTGTTTGATTTGTAGTCGTTACAGTTGTTTGCTCTCTAAAATCAGTCTTTGTATCAAGGAAATTCTTAGTTGTAGTAATAGGAATACCTCTACCACAAACATACTTACCTCTTACAGTAGAACTACTTGTAAGTTTTGTTTTAGTATCACTGTAGATTGTAGGGCCAAATGTTGAACTAGATCCTGTCCAAGTTGTTTCCCATGCTCCCCAATCGATAGGTGAAAGACCAGTGTTACTGTCTGCACCAGTAATTCCCATTGTAGAGTTGAAACTACCCTCAATGTCATATGTTGCGGAAGTTCTTCTAGTCTCAATCCATGTATCTGTGGCAGGGTTTAATTCGACCTGTCCAATCCAGTTTACAACAGCAAATGGGTTTACGTTTACAATACGAGTTGCAAACTTGTTTTCTAGGAAAATAGTATCGTTATAGTTTAGACATACAACATCACCGATTCTCTTGACGTTGGTATCACCCAAATCTTCTGCATATCTGAAATCAGCAGATGGATTTGAAGACGTTGCAGCACCAACTATGGCTTCTGATCCAAGTAATAGATCAATAGAAGTTGTGTAGTGTTGTGGTCTTAATCTGCCTTCTACAGGATCAATAGATGCTTTATAATTTCTACTGGTTACATCACCGCCAGTTACAGATTTAAAGTTGTCAACAAAGAAACCAGACTTGAATCTATCGAGATTAGTCTGAGGATCTTTAAGAGACATTGAACCTGTTTCTACCTCAAGTAGAGACAATGAAGTATAGTATTCAATATTCTTAACTCTATTCTCGATAGTTGCAATATCCTTCATTCTATATCTCTTATACTTGGCAAGAGTTAAATTAACTTCTCTAGTATCGTAGACATATGGAGGAAGTTGTATTGTTGCAACTTCTAGAGCATTATCAATAGTATTTGGTAATTTAGGTAAGTCAGATGGTACACCTTGAGATAGAGAAAAGATACCTTCTTTACTTAAAAATAGTTTATCAATTCTTCCAAGATAATAATCATATGATAAATTGAATGATTTATCTTTTGCAACAATGTGAGATGAAGATGATGAGCCAGGAATAAATTGTCTAGCACTAAATTCCCAAGGAGCTCTACCAGCAACTGTTGATGTAACTCTTGGTCTTAGATCAATAATATCCGAAGCATATCTTCCCCCTACAATAGGTAGAGAATCAGAATATAGAGAGGCATCATATGAGTTTACAGTTACAAAATCGCCTGGATCTGATGCATCAATAACATAGTTATTATAAACAACTGTCAATCTCCTAGTAGGAGCCTCTGATCCCTGTTTTCTTTCAAGAGCAGAAAAATCAACGTAGTCTAATCTTTGGCCAGGATCGAATGTAAAGTTATTTCTAATATCCCTATCGCCAGGAACAAATGTTTGAACTATACCTTGAACATTTGTCTCCTCAAAAGTAACTTCTTCCCCAACTTCAAATGTATTCTCATTTTGATATACAAAATCTACTTCATTTGTACCATTTGTAGAAACAAATATTGCAGATGCACCAGAAGTTTTACCAATAATGGCTTCACCCTGTAAGGCATTCAAAATATTTGTGTTTAGATTGGTAAGTTGAAGAACTGGGAACTGTGGATCTGATGTAGTAGATGATTCTAATACAGCAAGAACGTATGCAACATCACATACACCCAAAGATAATCTTCTATCTTGAACTCTATCACCATAGTTTGTATTGTAAGTAAGTCCATCATTTAACTTCATTAATCCAGTGCCTGACTGGGTTTTTGCGGACTTGTTAATTGTATAAGTTGTCGCTCTCTTGAATACTTTAGATTTTGGTTTTACATTTACTTTCTTCCAAGTTACTGTCAATACAGCAGCACCAGAAGCAGTATCTAATCCAGATAATGTAACAGTTCTACCACTGACTGTAAGTTTTTGATTAGTAAGTGGCTCTACTACACCAGTAGTCTTGAATGTTAAATTATAATCTTCTTCATCAAATGGTTCTAGTGTAAGGTCGGCATCAGTCTCTAGTGTTCCACTAAAGGCATTACTTGCAACAGTTATGTTGTAAGATTTTTTAATAATAAGGTCAGCACCATTTGTATCTACACTTGCAACATTATTCTTTGTTAAATCACTGAATAAAAATGCCTTAGAGTTATTCTTAACTTCTAAAGTTACTTTGAATAGATCATTTACTGTTGTATCAACAGATGGTAAAGCACCAGAACATACATTAGTTACATCAGAGATTGCTTCAAGAGATATAGATGTTGAAGTTTTAGCAGTAACACTATTGAAAGTTGGTACAGTATTTCCAGAAACACTGTATTGAATAATATCACCAGTTTTAATTCCAATATTAGCAAAGTTCGCACTTGGAGATGTGATAGTGGATGCAGCACCAGACTTAGCACTTATTGTATATTGAGTTGCAACTGGAGCAAGTAGATGACCCAAATTTAATACAGCATCTGCACTAAATTTGTAATTGGTAGGATCATTTCCCACTAACTGTTTTACATCTTCCATGCCATAATCTTCTACCTCTGTAATACTTCTAGAGGCAGTGACACCATTGATAAAAATTTCTTCTCCAACTTGGAATTGTCCATTTACTTGGTATAAAGTAATTTGACTAGAGTTGTTAGAAGATGTATATGCAAATCCTACAGCATTACTATTTTGACCTTCAATATATGCTGGAAGGGGTACAGTAGTTGCTGTGTTTAATTGTAAGTATGTGAATGTTTGAATATCATATAAAGATGATTCAAAGATAGTAGAAGAATCAGCGTAACCTACATTCTTTAACTTCAAGTCATAAACTCTGGCAACACCGACTTGTGTTCCATTGCCTTCACCTACTGTGACTGTTCTTTTATTGAATAGATTTACATGAGAATCTGTTCCAACACCTATTGGAGGTGAACCACTAACATGATTAAGTTCAACTTGTCTACCTACACTGAATGGTAAAGCTTCATTCTCTATTTTTTGAGTGGTACGAGGCTTAGGAACATCAACTGTTGTAGTGTTGAGAGTTTCTATTTCATATCCCTTAACATATGCTTTTCCTGGCCCAATAGACAAACACATGAAATCATCAGAAGGCACATTTCCTTGTTGTGTTAATTGTGAAGAATAATATGCACCATCATTTCCGATTCTGTTATTTAATTGTTCTTTAGGAACTATTGGAAATGGTTTGATATAATAGTTTCCAGACTCATCAAATGTTCTTCTTGCTAATTCATCATTAATAACTTCGTTAATCTTAGTTCCTGATTTAACAAACTTTTGTAGAACACCATTTTCAACTCTCATCAATTCTACAAAGTTCTCATCATTCAAATCTGTGAGAGACTTCTTGATTAAAGTTGTGGATAGTTTAAATCTATCTGCTCCAGGCGCTGCAAAGTTTGAGAAACCTCTTGCATTATCATATAGATCATTATCTATGGCAGATGCAGTTATAAGTTCTTCGTTAACTAAAAGTCCAATTCTATATGAAGGTGTACTGCCATACTGATCCAAGATAACTGTAGAATCTGAAACAGTTACAAAGAAACCTCTGATGAAATAAACTCCAGAAGCAATCTTTGCTGCAGAACCAGTAGCAGTTGCATTTGAAATAATTGTTGTTGCAAAACTAGCACCAGATCTGATACTAGACAGAGAATAATTCATATCCTCTTCTAATAAAAGATTTTCTCCGTCTGCAAATGTTCTTCTTGAAAAATCAGTATCACTAGAGCTTTGATATTTGATGTATAGAGTGTATGCACCTTTTACTGATTCTCTATTTGTAATATATGTTTCTACCTTTGCTGTAACACCACTAGTCTCGCCTCTAATCTTTTTGTTCTTTAGATTTTCTAAGTAAAGAGAGACAGGAATACCTAAATGACTATCATCAATTTGCACACAAGTATACTCTGAATCATATGCAATCTGGCCAGGAATTACAACAGCACCTTCTTTAAAAAAGTGCTTACCAAACTTTTCTACTTGGTTTTGTAGAATAGATTGTAGTGTTGTAAGTTCTCTAGACTGTACAGGTAAGCCTGGTTTGAATAGTACCTTTTGATAATTTTTTAACTCATTAAAATCATCAAAATATGGAGATGAATTTAAGTTGGTATTCTGTGGCATTTTCTTTTAGAACTCCAGTACTATTTTGATGTCTTCCTTCTGACTTGCAGATCTAGGAATAGCAGTCCGATTATCAATATAAATTATTTCACCCGATTTGGTATTAAATTCTGCTGATGATATACCAGCACTAAAACTCATACCTAATTGATAAGTCCTATTATTTATTGAGGTACTAACACCGTTGTAATTGGCATCAATTGATAATATAGAGCCAACTACTGATGATCCAGTGATTGTTAATCCATATCCAGCATCAGGATTAGATGTGAATGGAATTATCTTGTATCCAGTTTCACTAGAAGCAAGACCCATTGGTTGATAATACTTCAATACTCCTGTAACTTTATCCCAAGATGCAACGTATCCAATTGCGGTAGATCCAAGTCCAACAGTCTGTGTTATTTCTGAATCAACTGCATAAGTAGTCGCTGTTGTAACTCCAGCAAGTTTGATTGCTTTAAGTCCACTCACCATGGCAGTGTCTAGTAATTCTGTACTACTACCAAACACAGTAGGATTTTTTATAAGTCCAACCCTAGCAAAGTCATTACCTTCAATGATATCGGGATTAGTTTCTAATGTTTCAAATCTAGAATATAATAATGCTCTATATGCACCTAATTCTCTATAGATGTCATATCCGTGGCCACCTTTTGGTGGAATTATAACATTAAAGTTTGCAACAGATGTAGTTCCTATTCCAGTATTGGTAAGGTTAGCAAGAACACCGCCAGACTCAGAGCCAGGAGCGCCTGGGAAGAACTGTATTGATCCGTGGGTATATCCTTCTCCTCCGTCAGTAACAAATACTTCAGATACCTTTCCGAAAGAATCAACCGTAATTGTAGCCTTTCCTCCTGATCCATCTCCGAGAATTGGAACATTGGCAAAAGATGTAGAGATTGGTTGATAGTTAGAGCCTCGATTATCAACAACCACAACTTCGATCTTTCCATCTATAGCGTTAGCCTTTGTTGCAATAGTCTCGCCTTCCTTTCCCCAGTTTTCGGGCACAGGTATGTATTCAATAGAGTCAAATTTAACGATTTCTGATGGTTTAATCGTATAAAGGTATTTCCAAACGTAACCATCGCCACTAGTGCCAGCTGCCCTTGGCTCAAGGTCAACAAATGTGGGTTGGTCATATGAAGGCCTACCCTTGGGGTTCTCAGGGTCTGATCCATTTTGCAGACAGATGTAAACTTTCAAGTCTTCATTTACTATGTAGTAATTTGCTTCGTACAAACTACCTTGTGAAGTAATTGGTGTTAAATTGTAAATATTGTAGTCATGTCGGTACATCTCATAGGTAGTACCAGCAACCCATGATACTTTTCTAACAAGTCTGCGAACATCCTTGTCAGTAACTTTCTTCATGGCAATGATAGATTCTTTGATAGAATACTCTTCTTCAAATCCATCTAGAGGTGCAGGGGTGTCGGTTGGCCATGTGGCAGTACCGCCTGCCTTTGGTTCTATGGAATTTGGTAATCCCATAAACGCATAGTATTTGTTAACAGTAGATCCGACCCCGACAAAACTTTTTACAAAAGTCTCGGCATTTAAAATTCTAAACTGTTCGGATATTATGGCAGGCATTTTAAAAAAACTAGTCTTTTTGTTTTATTTAGTGGTTAAGTCATTGGTTTCTTTCTGGAAACTACAGGAGCAGTAGATAATCCAGTATTACCATTGTTTGAATTGACGAAAAATTCCTGTGGATTACCAGAAGCACGGTTCTGATATCCATAGATTTTACCCCAACTATATTTACCCCAGAAGGTATCAGTGGTTGCTGTAGTTGCAACTCCCACTTGAATAGTGTTGTTTCCGTAAGGTGTTGGGCCTGGTAAGAAAGCACATGTTACAGTTGCTAATCCAGATATCGCATCACCAGCTGTGATTTGTTCTACTCTGAATACGCCACCAAGATAATCACCAGCAGTTACCATACCGACAGCAACATTAGAACCACTTGAAGTTGTAATACCTGTTAGGGCATGTCCAACAACTAATGAACTGTCATAGATTGTAAAGTAATCTCCTTTAGATAATCCTGTAAAATTAACTCCAAGAGAGTTAAGTGAAGAATAACCATAACCCAAATTAGTGTTATCATTGAATTGAGATTTCAATGTAAACGCCAATTGTGGAAGTCTAGCACCAGAGCCTGGCAACCATGTATTTATTCCTACAATATCACCAAAGTCACCCACTGCATCAATTGATAATACATCTTCTTTTTTAGTCTTATCAGTTTCAACGATTACTGGTGGATTACTACCAACCTCATAACCAAATCCACCATCAGTTACAGTTACAGATGTAATTACTCCAGCAGTTACAGATGCAGTTGCAGTTGCTCTGTTGATTACTGGATCTGCGTAGAATACAGTGGTTCCAGATCCAACAGCAATAACTCTGCGACTTGCAAAATCACCAAATGGTGTATCTACAATATCACGAATCTCTTTTGAATGGCTAATTGGCCTTTCGTTCCAGTTTGCCAAATCGAATGAATAATATAACTCACCAACTGTACTGATTCCAATGTAGATATTATCAATAAACTTAATCTTAGCAAAATCAAATGTTGCAGGGTGTTGTGTTCCAGCTGGTAACTGTTGACTCCAAGGTTGCCAGAAGTTTTTGTCAGTTGAAATACCAATAGTTCCACTGTCACCAACAACGATAAATTTATTACCGTCATAGATGATATCATTCAAGTCAAAGTTAGTATTACTTGTCTTGTCTGCCCATCCTGTTCCATCATTAGATGCAAGAATTACACCACCATTACCAACTGCAATGTATTCAGACTGACCATAACATACTGCATTAAGTTGTTGTAGTGTTCCTGAGAATTGACTGAAAGCCTCTGCTGTTGTAAGGCCAACCGCAGTAAAGATAGATCCACCAGCACCAACTGCAACCCATGTATTTCTAGTGTTTTCCCAAATAACATCTTGGAAGTTGCCCTGATATGTACTATCAAATGTACTGGTTTGGTTGATAGCTGGAATCTGTCTTTCTTCTTTTAGATCTATTGCAGTCCATGTAGACAAACTGTTACCTATTGAAACTGCTCTTGCCATAGAACCATAATCACCAACAGCCATTGCGTAGACTGTAGATGTGTTACTGTTACCTACACCGACACCATTAAATGTTACAGTTCCACCAAATCCAATTCTACCCCTCTCCCAGAATGATCCACTCTTAGTATTCATGTAGAAACTACTTGAACCAACAGCAATAATTGGTTCCTCTTTTGTCAGTGCCTTAAATTCTACAGCAGATGTAATACCTGTGATAGGATCGAACTCCCATGCAGATATTGGATCTTTGCGTTTAATTAATGCACTTGATATGGCTACATTTGGACTTGATAAGTTAGTATATCCTGTGCCACCAAATCCTATGGATAGTGATGAAATACTGGATGATGTAGAAACGACAGAAGTAATGATGCCTGGTAATACATCTGTGTCATCAAAGATCTGAACATTTCTCTCAGATTGAAGTAATTTATCAATAGCATTGAATACTGGGAAAGCATTACTTACATATATTGAATCATCAGTTTTAGAAACATTCTTAATTAATCTGGTGGTAGGAAGAACTTTACTCTTCAAACTAGGTCTTGCTTTAGAAATTAGTACACCAGATAATATCTGATCATGTCTTTGTTTTTCCCATGCAAGAGGTCTATCTGCATTTTGATCAGTATTGATTCCGATACTATTGTATGTAAATGTTTCCAAAAGATCGGAAGCGACTATTCTCTTACCAGTTCTCTTGAACTGATCTATGTCATCATTGACAAATCTATTTTCTTTAATTTGTACAACGTCGCCAGGTTTCAGTGACTGCGCTGGTTCTACAGTCTCAACATCTCTCTTAGATCCTCTAAAGTAGAATACAGAACACTTAGAATTTTCTTTTGGAGCTTCAGTAAAGATAACTCTACTACCTTTGAATATGTAAGAAGATTGTGGAGTTTGTAGAATATCATTGATGTAGATAAAGATATTATTTGTAATATCCATATCACTACCAGCTGGAGTCTTAAGACTTAAAATTTCAGTTGTTCCAGCAGTTGTTACAGATAAAGTAAACTTCTTGCGTTTTCCATTGAAGAATGGAGCAATATCATCAAAGAGTATAAACTGGCCAGGATAGAATCCTGAGAAAGTATCATTCTCAAGTTCTTCTACAATGAGTTGGAACTCGGTGTTTATGCCCACTCTTGGATCTGTGGCAATACCAGAAACAGTTAATCTATCACCAACTTTATATGCGGTTCCTTCTTCAAGAACACTAAACTCAGAAATGTTTCCATCAACATTGATTCTGAAATCAATTTTAGAATTTGTTCCAATACCAGATGTGCCTGATGTATATTCAAGAGGTCTATTAAAGTATGGATCTGGTTCTGCAACATCAATAAACACTGGTTTGGTAATTTCACCTCCCCTCTTATACAAAGCAATTTGAGTTGTGATGCCAGCATCAATACGGAATCTTGCATTGTCGAGTTTTTCAATGACATTGAATCCAGAGAATCCTTGCTCAATAGACGAAGCAATTCTCTTACCCTGTTGTGAAAGTCCAGCTCTTGCATAGTTGTGATCAACTGTAGATATACCAACATTTACAACGTAAGTCTTACTATCAATAATCTTATCTAC